GGTTAACAGGAACAATCTTGACAGCAATTCGATCTTTTTCTAGTACACCAATAGCGGCTTGACCAGGTTGACCAGGGATTGCTTGGGTAGACGGAACAAAGATTTTCTCGGTCTTGACAACAATCTCACCAATGCCAGTACCATAGATTTCTGCCATCAACTCAATCTGGTCGATAGACTTACGAATCTTGTCTACTTTGAAGTCTTCCATCAGTTGAGCCTTAATCATGGCTACATCTAATGGGTTGTTGTTGACATCACGGATATCGTCTTGAATGTCAAAGAACTCACCTTGACCAAAGATAGCTTCCATGATCTCGGCATGGCGAGTCTCAACAGCTTGAGTAGTACCAGGCGTTACGATGCGTGAACGCTCTGATTCTCGGGTCTTATCTTGGGAATCCCACTCACCACGAAAGATACGCTCGTATTCCAACCATGCAGTTAAATAGTTAGTATCACGATAGTTTCGCCACCTTTCACAGTGGTTTACCACAAAAGCTACTAATTCTTTGTCAGACTCGCTTGGCTCTTCAAATTCGTATGGTGTATCAGCCATTTTCAGACCTCATAGTGATTGTTCTTACGCATATTCTCAATTGCGGGAATAATTTGCAAGTTATTCGGCACATGAAGTCCGCAAACATTTTTGCCCTGCAATGGGATTATATGGTCAACATGCCAGTTTTGACCACTTTCTTTTGACCGCATCGAAGCCACTTGATAGTAGCACTTTATCTTTAAACGATCAAATTCTGTCAACCACAAAGGCGTTCTATTTTTTACATTTGCTCTTCTTTTAGCATTTGAAAAATTTATAGATGCTTTGTTTTCTTTCTTGTAAATCTTATCTATATCTGGATTGATAGATTTGTATTTTCTTTTATAAAACCTAGTTTTTTCTAAGTTTTCAGAACACCATTGCTTTATGTAAGCAAGGCGTTGCTCTTTATTTTTTTCATAAGATGCTTTATCTTTAAGCGCCTTACAAGGCTTGCAGTAAGTATACAAACCATCCTTTTTCTGAGAATGTTTGCCAAACTCAGATAAAGATTTGATTTCATTGCAACATAAACATTGCTTTGTATACACTCAAACTCCACTAATTATGTCAATCGGTTGCCACTCATCATCATCTTCTTGTTCAAAGTACGATGTAATAGCAAGCTGATCCATGTATGATAAGGCATCTGGTAGGTCATCATGGACACCATTTGCAGGAAACATCAGAAGTTGGTCAATGAAGTCATCCCAATTCTCTTCGGAATTAAGCACGATTCTGCCATGTTCGAACCTTCCTTGCAATGCCCAAATCACTCTATCTGTCTTTTTTCTGTTTCCGTGGGTCAAATCTACGATATGAGCATAAACATTGTTCTTTCTCATAAGGTCTGACAAATAGGGCAAAACAGCGTTTTTAAGCGCCCCCCTCTCAATTCCCACAGAAGTCGGTCTGTAATCTCGAATAGCCATCAGAATCTTAGAGGCTGTCTCCCGAATATCCCATCTTCCGTGGATGATCTCTTTGACAAACCACTTCCCATCCTCAGTCGCCTTAACCACACAGATAGCGGACTCATCCAGTCTTTTCTTAGCGTTCCCTGCTTGTTTGGCAACCTCTTCAAAGCCTGCCAGGTCAATCGAGATGAAATAGCTCCCATGCTCAGGTTCTACCCCATACTTGATCCAATCCTCTTTAAAGATGTCTGAACCCGCATTAGAGAACGATGCTAGGTATTCTTGTTTAAAAGCAAAACTACTTAAGGTTTTTTTGGCAGATTCAATCTCTATAGGGTCGATCAAGGGGTTATCTTGGGTTGTAAAGTGCCAACTCTTCCAGTCGGAATCCTCACCATTCTCCCCCAACTTAAAGGTGTCATAGAACCAGTTTCTACCCTTTGGAGTACCAATAAACAAGGCTCTACCCTTCTTGTCAGACAAAGAAGCCCGAATAACTTGTTCCCAAGCCTCAGGCTTAATATCCGCAACCTCATCCAGTACGGCATAGGTCAAAGACACACCACGAAGGGTATCGGGTCTGTCAGCACCACGAACATAGATTCTTGCCCCGTTTATCAGGGTAATGTCCAAGTTATTCACATGGCTATTGGTGATAATGTCTCTACCAAGGTCTAACAACAAGTCCCATATAATCTGTCTGGATTGCCCCATAGTAGGGCTTACATAAAGCACAGCAGAGCCTTGTGGACACTTTAAACCCTCAATCAAGAGTGTTACTGCAGCCATACGAGACTTACCACACCTACGCCCAGCAGCCACAACCTTGAACCGAGTCGTATCCTTAAATACCTCTTGTTGCCAAGGAAGCAAGCTAAAGTTCAAATCAGCCATATTTAGCCTCTACATCTTCCGCAGGGTTAGTATCAATAATAGTCGGCTCACCACCAAGCCCTGTGATATTGATCGTCACAGCACTCCTCTGGCTCTTATCCTTCTCAAACATACTAACAGGCAAAGTCCTGTCTAAACACATCTTTAAAGCTACCAATTGATGCGGATGCTCGTCATTCAATGCTATCTCTATCACCTTCTGAGCAACATCCTTTCCTCCAGATCGAATCATCAACTCCTTAAGCTCCTTGAGCCTCTGGTGGTCTGTTTTAGGCAATACAGCAGGCGGGTTATCAGCAAACCTCTGTATCGTCATCTTTACCGATCCTTTAGGGCGACCTCTACCTCTTTTTAGTTGTTCCACTTTATCCTTTCTGGAGTGTTTCCATTTTGACTTTTTTTGAGGGTGGTTTCAATTTCATTTTTTTTGTGGATGGGATGTACCACAAATATCTACCAACCCAACCAACCCCCTCCCCCCCATCAATTCCAACCAACCCACCAATCGTTATGGGTCATAACTAAATTGGTTATGTTTTATAACTTGTTGCGTGAAAGAGACAGAAGCACCTTTATTAGGGTACTTGAACTATTCCAGTCTTATCCGTTTACCTTGTCTTTCCCTTATCTATCCCTTACGCTATTCCCTATTAGATCACTCATTAAGGGCTGTCTCTTTATCCGCAGATTCTATTCTTAAAGAACTCATATCCATATCAGGTCTGAATCCCTCATTGTGAACATGCTGATAAAGGGCTAACACTGTCTCGAATCCTTTAGACAGATCACCTTCACCCGCTGATAACATGATAAGTTTCTGAGGGTTGGTCAATGTTCTTTGGAAATACTTAGTGTTCGGACTACTTGGGCGCGCCATGTTTTTACCAGGTCAATAAATAATTTAAATAAATTGTACTTTATTAGGGTTTGTCCTAATAGTTTTTTATTTTTTTTGGTGCTATTCTTACCCTACTTTCAATCGGAAAGTGCTTTTAATAGGTGTCAACATGAAAAATACTCTCTTGGACTATCTGACAGCTATCGGTCTCAGTCTCTGTCTCTGTATCGGGCTTTTAGCTTACTTCGACATTCTCACAAAGTAATTCTTTTTAATTCAATTTAATAGGTGTCAAAATGATTAAAGATCAATCAAAAGATAAGCCTGTGCTTTATGGGTGTAAGTTTAACAATGGCAATCGTATCGACACATTTAATTCAAAATCACGCGCAGAAAATTATGTCGAAGGTGCATTAAAGAATGGAGCAGATGTTAGTTTGATTGCTTTATACACTACTTCAACACAGAGCAAGCTTTTGACATTGGAGCAACTGCGCCAGCACTGGCAAAATGCAAAGGTATTCGACATGACGGGTTCTGAAATTGATTTTGCTGACTATGTGCTAATAGTCCGTGACATTGAAGCATTACTCTTCATTAATGAGAAAATTTGAACAAAACTAGTTTTTATGTCTAATTTCAGACTGTAAAGCCTTAGTTCTAGGGCTTTATAGCCTGCAATTCGCAGGTTTTCAATTTAATAGGTGTAAACATGGCAATGACAAAACGAGAGAAACAGCGCATAACAGCGCAAGAAAACACGCTTATGAGCTTGGGTTTTACGGCATTTGAGGCTGAGAAACTTCGCAGAATCAGTATGACCTTGCAAAGATGGCATGAGCTTGAATGTGGCATTGATGGAGGCTGCATTGAACGAGATGAAAAAACCGATAAACCTTTTTGGCGTAGCGCATATTCTGGCAAACTTTCACCCGTTGCAGACAGAGAAAAAGGCGCAAGAAAACGCCTTTGGCATATTATCGGCATGAGAAACACCCGCGAATGGGTTTCCCAAGGTGGTTGCATGTCACAAGTTGAAATTAGACCATTTTTTCAAACTGATCCAAGAGGTGCAGCGCTTTATTTGATACGACCTGACGATAAGATAGAGGGTAAAAGTGTAGCGTCTTATTATGATCGAGGCGTTTGCGTTTATTAACATGATTTATGCAACTATCGCCCTCATTCTTCGAATACTGACAAAACGCTAACCTAATGCCCTCTTCGGAGGGTTTTTCTTTGTCTGCAATATTTTTATTGTCTAACCCTAAAAAACGGCTCAAAACGGGTTTTTATCGGTTTCTAGTGGCATTTTCTCGCATAATTTCCGTATCGTTTCATTGAGTGCTGCCAATTCATCCATTTTGTAGACATTCCAAAGCCTTTTCTGCCCATGTATCCCGTTAATGCTTCCACGATGGCAATCAGCACAAAGGGGCATTGATGTAAACCATTGACCCTGGTTTATCTCGTGGCATTCACTTGGTGGTGGTGATTCGCAAATGATGCAAGACATCCCCTTGATTCGCTCAATGTGCTGTTTTTCCCCATTGGTGGGCTTTGCTTTGTTTTTGCTTTGCATCCTATTGAGTAGCTCTCACTTCCATGCGGGCGCTGTATTGCTCGGTGCGCCAGCACTCTATCCTTGCCTGAGCAGCGGTCATTAGCCATCGGTACTTCTCTTCGGTTTCAACCGCTTGTCTGATGCCCTCTAAAATTCCAATGTAGTCCTGGTGGGCATAGGCATAGGTTTCTTGTTTTCCAAGGACTTCAGTCCCTGCCTGGCTCATTAACTGGGCTTTTCTGCTTTTCCTGAATTCCTCAAGATACATCCGATCCGCTTTTGCTTTTGCATAAAGTGGGGCTGTATCTATTAGATATTGGATTGCTTTTGTTGGTTCATTCATGCTTGTCCCCTTGCTCGGATATTGGTAGCAATTTCTTTCAGAGCATCGTATGTCCACTCGCAAGCCATTTCGCCTGCGGCAGAATTACCAACTGGAATTTGATGGGCTTCAATCACACCAAGACACACCTCACGCTCATGCTGTGCTACTAACTTGGCAAAGGTTTCCAAAATATCCATGTTTGCTAAAGCATTTTCTTTGGGGCAACCAGACTTCATTGCCATAAACATGATTTCATCTTGTGTCATACGATTTCTACCACTTTGTCACCATGTGATTTGCGAAATTCTTCGAGAAACATCCTGTCTGCCTTGGCTTTGGCATATAAAGGACTCGTATCTATCAGAAACTGTATCGCCTTGTGTGGGCTATCGCTCATAGTGTTTTCTCAGGTTGTTGTATTTTTGCCAATCCAAACGCCCAGATAGCTCCACCAGACACCTTGGCTAAGAATTGCAAAGCAATAATTTCGGGCATCAACACGCCAAAAGCAATGGTCGGGAACAAAACAGAATCTACTGCAGCGCCAGCGGTATTTGAAACATTTGTCCTTTTTAGCCATGTGCCAGTAGTTTTTACAAATACTGCCCAATCTACCATTGCAGCCACCAAAAATGATGTTGCTGAAGCTATTGCAATCATTCCTGAAGCAGGGTTAAGAGCATAGGTAATTAAACCAGTTCCAACAATCAAACTACCCATTTGCCATGTTTTTAGTCTGACATGAAGCCAATCTCTAAGTGTTAAATCAAGTCCTATTAAGAAGAAAGCGTTTATTGGACTTATTGAAGGGCCAAAAGTAGCTACCAAAAGATTGGCTGAAACCATTGCTAAAGCATAAGCAATTAAGGCAAAAATCATAAAAGTGTTTCCTGTTCCATAGGTTGATAAAAATTCCATTGTGAAGGGGCGTTAAATGCCTCTATTCGTGATCGCATGATCTGTGCTCTAGCCTCTTTTGTAGGCGGTAGATAGTTTCCATGCTTCCAATGCACATCAATTCCAACATTTCTGCCGATATTTGTGCTGTCGGCTGATGAAAATGGCAATTTTGTAAATATTGCAGGGTCTAACATCCTCAATCCATGAAGTTTGCAAGCTGGTCTTCCCATGTCATCGCAAATTACCCTCATGGCTTGGCTCATTTTTACCCACCAGTTTTGAGTTCCTACTGTTGAAAACTCTCCAGAACTTCCAATACAAACTCGAACATAGGTGTTTGCTAGTTGTTCTAAGCGTTCTAGTGATTCGTGCATATGCCAAACTGGAGCGCCAAACCAATTTGGTAATGGGCAGTCTTTCAACAAAGCGTCATTATCTGCCTCATTCCCATCAATAACATCAGGAATCACAGCAAAGTCGCATGATGGAACTTTCTTTAGATTAAGCGACCAATCGTAAAAAGGTTGCCAATCGGTTATTGGTTTTCCTGATCGCCAGGCTGAAAAAGCTCCGTTATCAATTGCAAAAGACTGACAAACTTCAATTGCTGCTGATAATTGGTCAGAATGTGCAAATGACACAAAAGCATGACCATTCTCGATAGCCTTAACAGCTACTGTTGCAGGAGTTATTGGGAGTCCGTGATAGTGAATCATGTTATTTCCACCACTTTGTCACCATGTGACTTAATGTAATTCTTGGTCTTTTGAATATATCTCTCAAATTCTGACCTTGAAATACTCAATTGTTGAAGGTCTGCATACTCAATTAGCTCTCTAATGGCTTGAATTCCTGTTCCATCTAATCCCATTCGCATGGTTTCTTGGTAGCGCATGGCGGCTTTGTGTAGGGCTTCTTGTGCCTTCTCGCATACTGGTAGCACCTCAGGGCCAATTCCACCTCTAGCCATCGTTTCAGACAGATTTAGAACATCTACTAAGGTTCTCCAGTCTTGGACTGTTCCTTGACCTTTTGTAATTGACTCTAGGGCTGAGTATTCAAGGGTTCTGAGCTTGTCCAACTTGTCCCTTTGAGTTATCGCTGCTCCGATTATCCCGTGCTGTATCGGGTCGATCAGATTCCAATGCTTTCTCTTTGTTTTCTTGCGAGTCATTATCTTTTCCAAAGATGGCATCCCATCTATTTGCATATTCTTGGTTGCTTACTTGAAACGGACGAGGACTTGAACCCTTGCTCATGTGTTCTTCTCCTTGAGTTTGGCTTCTGCCCATCGGACAAGTCCAACTTGTTCAAGCGGCAATCCTGCGTAGTCAATATCCGTCAGCCCTACCCATGTGCGCTGTGGTGGGGTGGTGTAGAGTGGCGTGTTTGGGTCAAGACCGCTTTTTGCAAGAAACCACTTGTCAAACATTGCTGCATAACATAGAGGTTTCTCATCCTTCGCTTCTAGTG